CTTTGCTCCCCCTCCGCACTGGGCCTGGATGGATTCCTCTGTTTCCCGGTCTGTCCGGCCGGTAAGGAGACTGATCAGCAATTCATCCTTCAAGGAATCTGCAAGCTGCTGTGTGTTCTGCCAGATACGGTCTGAAAAATGTTTTCCGGACCATTTCATCTGCAGAGCCTGGTCGATCTGTTTCCTGCTCACATGAGAGAAGCTGAATGCCAGACCGGTTTCTTTCTGCATGTTGTAAATGGAATGATAATAGGCTTTTTCTCCAAGCTGTTCCAGAAGTTTGGTATCGAACTGCTTCTCCTGCTGGTATACCTGCTGCATCACCGTATCTACCTGCGACATGAGATTCTGCAAGCGTTCCATTCTTGCACGGTACGCCGGAGCTTCCAGCTGTTTCAGAATCTCACTGTCCTTTTTCCGGTTCTGGAGTTCCTGTTTCAGCTGATCAATGGAGTTTTTATCCTGTATGGAATTTATGATCTGCCAGGCTTCTGTTTCTGACAGACCATATTTTGTCATGAACTTCTCAAAGATATCTCTTGCGGCATATTCCAGCTGGAGAGAGGCTTTCCGGTATACTCTGGAAATGAGATCTGCTGTCTCTTCTGCATCCTCCATAAACTGATACATATCCCAGGCAGACCTCTGTTCCCAGTATTTTCTACGCATCTACTTTTTCCTTATCATCGGGATCCTGCTCCGGTGGCGTATTGTCCTGCAGTCCAAAGACTTCCTGCTGCCGCTTCAGATTCTCTTCTTCCTCTGCTTCCAGGGCTTTCAGTTCCTCATCCACATCATCCACAAACGGGACCTGAGAAAGCAAGGTCTTACGGCTTACCTTTCCCCACAGATTTGCCACGATCTGGGATATCTCCAGGAGATTTTTCGGCAATGCTCTGGTGAATGTCATCGTGATCCCGGATGGATCGATGCTGGTTCCATGCAAAGCCAGATAGTTACAGAATATCCGAACTCTTTTTCTCAGACCTTTTTTATAATATCTGGTCTTGATTTTTGTGATATTTTCCATACCCAGGAGCTTAAATTCCATAGCCACACCACTGACGTTCCCCCCGAAGCTTTCATCTGACATACAGGGAATGTGGGAAAACTTATGGATATCCTGCTCAATGGCTTTCTTAAGGATCTCCACACCGTTTTCATCAAAAGTCCTGGTCAGATACTCTGCTTTGGCTGTGTCCGGCATCTCAAGAACCTTGTACTTTTTAAGACGGGCTTTGGCCTTTCGGATGCTCTCGTCTTCATCCTCAGTGTTCGGTTCGTCCTCATCGGTCAGCAATGTTCCATAGATGGCCAGGATCGCATCAATAAACTGCTCCTTATCGGTCACACGATCGCTCATCAGCGCATTGTATGCATCGATCAGTGGGATCTGCAGTTCAAAATCTCCGATGGCCAGTTTATTGTTCAGGTATTCGATGATCGGGATCTCACCAAGATAATGGGGCACCGCCGGCTCTGTGGTTGCCTGGATCGTATTGCTGTTCTCAATGTCCAGCTCGTACTTATAGTTTGTGGTCACTACTGTGGCCATATAGTGGTCCGGAAGCTCCCCGGAATCATCTTTCCGGATATAATAATAGACAGCAAAGAGTTCGTTTTCCTCTATGCTGTCATCTTTTACCATGAAGGTATTTTCCGCAGACAAGTTCTTGGTCTGCAGGTTGTTCTCATTTTCCTTCACATAGACATATTCGTAAGCCAGGCCGTAGATGGATGCCTCCAGGCCGTTGTCTCCATCTGTCTCGTCCGCTCCGGCCACCTCCAGCGCGTCTGTGAGTGCCTTGATGTCTCCCTCTGATTTGTACGTCACCGGATTGCCGATGAAATAGCTGCTGGCTGTATCAGAGATGTCTTTTGCATGATTGCACACCAGACGGTTTTCCCGTTTGGTCTCATCCAGGATCTTGTGCTTTCCTTCGTAGTAGGACATATTCTTCTTCAGCCGGTCCACCTTACTGATGTGTTTGCTGATCAGCTGGCGGATCACCTGCTTATCCGGATTTAACTCATCGAAACTTTCTCTCGGTATTGTAAATGTGTATATTTTTCTCACCTCCTTATCTCTCGGAAACGTGCTGCTTTTCTGCCGATTATGGTGCTGCATAGGTACCTCACAGCGTCACAACAATGATCGAATTGTTTCACCGGTTTGTCTTCTCCTCTTTCCAGGGCTTTCTCATCCCAGATGTAAGAAGCAAATTCTTTTATGGTTTCTTTACAGGAAGAAGCAAAGACAATCTTCTCCAGGTTCAGAAGCATTCCAACCAGCCGGATTCCATCCAGAACATCATTGTTGGCTTTCAGGACCTTATATCCCCGTTTCCGGAGTTCTGCAATAAAAGAAGCAGCCGATGGATCCACGATCATTGCTCTGATCTTGGTTCCATCCAGCCACACTTTCAGGTCGTCTGCATATTCTGAATCTGTTTTCTGTTTACCTTTGTCTCTTCCGGAATAGTAATACTCCCGGATGCAGTACCATTTCCCGTTGGTTCCTTTATTCCACAGCAGGAATACCGTGGCGTTCTGTGTACCATAGTCACAGGAAACATACCTGTTCCCGTTGACCAGCAGCTGATAGAAATCTTTGATATCCTGGACATGTTTGTTCTCGTCGAACATGTCGTAAATGATTCCCTCTGCTGCCGCCCAAAGCCCCATGATGTAACGTTTAAAGAATACTCCAACATACATACTCCTGTATCTGGCTTTGATCTCTTCATCCAGGGACAGGTTATCGTCCATAGTGAAGTGAAGATACAGGATATCTTTCAGACCAGGATCTTTCCCCTCCGCGGCCGCCTGCTGCATCCTCCGGGCAGTTTCTTCTTTTCCCAGATATCCGGTAGATTTATCTATCCAGTTCTGTTTAAACCAGTGATACGGGCCATCCGGGTTGCAGTTAAACCAGAACTTTGAACCTTTTACAGAGCATCGGCCTGTTGCCTGGTTCACAAAAGATTCCGGCATCAGGGCAACTTCATCAAAGAACACGCCGGCTAAAGTGATTCCCTGGATAAGATCCTGAGATCTTTCATCCTTGCCGCCGAATATGTAAAAGTAATTTTCTTTTCCGTCTTTTCGGATGGTCAGAAGGTTGTCTGCCCTGTGATCCGTGATGGAATATCCTCTTGACCGGAGCATCAGTTTCAACCAGAACAGAACATTTCTCCGGAAGGATCCTATGGTCTTTCCGCACATGGCAAAGTTCTGGCCAGTGAAGGTACTCATGGCCCACATAACGAATGATAAAGACATGCTGATTGTTTTTCCTGATCGGATTGCTCCATCGGCAATAACTCCATCCATATCGTGAACCGGGGATTCTTTGCACCACCAGGTCAGGACCTGTTTCTGTTTTCTTGAGAACGGAGAAAAGTGAAACGTCTGGCCTATCTGCCTGTTGGCTCTGTTGGTTTTCATCTTCTGCAGCTTATCTTTCAGAGTTTTGAGTTTTTCATACATTCTCATCACCCCAGACATCCTGCGCTGTTGCATTCATAGCTTCCAGGAAACCATCATCTGTGGTCTCTTCTGTCTGGTTATCCTGTTTCAACATCTCGAATTCAAACTGCATGGTTGCAAGTTCCAGTTTTGCATCGTCATAACCAAACTTATGCAGCATCTCGATTGCTTTCTGCTGCCGGGCCTGCACTCTAGTCAGAGCATCCTCTATAGCCTGGATTTGGCCAATGATGCCTTCATACTTTCGAAGTTCTGTTAGTTTTCCTTTTTCGATACCGGAAGTATATTCTATTACAGACATTCCGCATGGTACCGAATCTTCTTCAGATCCTGTCTGTGCTTCCAGTTCACGGAGAGACTGGATTCTTTTCAGCATCCGGCGTTCCCTGACTGCAAGAAGCTGGATTTCTCTGAGAAGCAGCTGTTCTTTGTCCGGCCTGATCATCTCTGCCAATGTTCTTTCTTCTGGTTCCAGGGTATCAAAAAAGAGAGTTTCAAACTCTCCTGTCCTGACTGCATTCTTATTTCCCGGCGGGCCGGTTCCTCCATGCCCCTCCGCATTTTTATTTCCGGGCTGTCCGCCCTTCTTTTTCGCAACGTTGCGTTTATTCTTTTGCAACGTTGCATTATCCCATTTGTATCTATTTTTCCAGCTTCGAATCGTCCCTACCGGGATTCCGAGCTTCTGAGAAACTTCAATTAATTTCGCTCCAGAAGCATATAGTTTTCTGGCTTCTTCTACTCTCTGATCTGGTGCTCTTGGCAAGCCTCACCACCTCTCATTCGTTTCGTTTTTGATATTTGTAAATTACAGTCCTGCCGGCACCATAGTGACAGCCGATTGCCGCCACGCCGAAAGGAGGTGTGTTAACACTTACATACAGTGAATCCATGCGTAAAGTATGTATGTGCTGGTGCCGTGCACGCTGTAGGAAAAATTGCATTAGAAAAGCACCCCGAAGGGTGCCTTTCTATCATCTATAATATTTATGTATGATCTTTTTTCGAATTGCAAGATTCAAACGTACTTTTACATATTTTCTCTTCATCTAATCCTGACAAATGCAATGATAATTTTACATATAATTGATTTTTAACGGTATCCGCCCCTTCAATTTCTCGTGCTAGTTCCAATGCATTTTTTATTTTAGAATCCTCTGTCAATTCTTTAAAAAACTCAGATATTTTCTCATTCGCCTTATTTGATAATGTGTAAAATAATGCAGAAACAGCTTCTACTACTATACCAGATACAATGCCTGGCCACTGATTATTATTTGTATGCATTCCATATCCAACACTAACTATAATAACTAAGAATCCCGCTATACTTCCGCCAAAACTTAACCAAAATGCCATTTTAGATTGCCACAATCTTTGCTTGTGGTACTCTTTTTTCATTTGTTCTGTTTCATTTGGAATAGACCCTTTGTCAGAAAGAACAAATTTACCTGCTGTCGATATTTCATAAGTTAAATTCTCGTTTTTAACGGCAGAAATTCCTTTTCCATTCTTATCATTTATTTTTTTCTGCATGCGTTACTCCTTTTTTATCAAATTAGTTGATAACGCATTTATAAAAATTGTATTTCCACAATTATCACAAGTAACAGGAATTACTGGCACAATAGACGAATTTGGTCCTCCAAGCACAAAATTACCATCATTA